TTCTCTGGACAAGCTACATTTATAGGACAATGGCCTGACATACAGGTAGTCATATTAAAACCAGCAATTGAACATACACAAAAAAACAAACATATATTACCATATCCATTCAGTGATGTTACAGTATACGGACCAATATTATTGGTGCGAATGGATGAAAATGCCGATCCACGTGATTTTACATTACATGAATATAAATCATTTAGATCCAGGTAAGAATGCGTCTTGATTAAGAACTGCATTAGAGTACTTCATCGCTAGTTGGAAATGAATATACGCCCAATCAACCGGATTATTCATTTTAGGCGTTCCGTCTAATGGGTTTTCGTTCACCAATTTAATAAGATCTACTTTTTCACCCATAGTAGTTTTTGTCATTGCATCACCAACATCTTTCAGCCACATGACGTGTGTCTCATCATTACAGTCGAACTTTTTTACAAAATCAGTATTCATTTTAATATAATATATATTCTTGTCTATAAGTATCCCCATCAAAAATAAAATAACAACATTCTTCAGATGATACTCACAAAGAGACAATTAGATGTCGCTACTCGATGGTATCTTCAAGTTGGTACAGATATTGTTACATGTGTAGATAAATTGAAGTTATTAGAGCAACATTTTGCAGAAAGGAGTATATCACATTCTATGAGTGACTGTTCTCATTTAGAAGAAATGTATCAAGAGATTCACACCATACAGAATATTTTATCTGAAATTCAGGCGGGATTAAGAAATAAACTAAAAGTTAATTTTTAATCACGGACGGACCATGTATCATTGCATTATAAGGTGTACCATCTTCGAGATAGTATCTAGAAATAGTACTCATAGACTTCGAATCCCATTCCCTTCGTATGTGTATTTTACGTAATGATTGTTTAACTGTTCTTTCTATCATATATTTGTGGTCACCAACAATAATACCCTTATGTCCCGCTACAACTTTATACATTACTTAAATAGTATTTCATTTTACTTTTAAGTTAAATTCGAGAAGACCTCTATACGCAAGATCATCAGCTTCACCATCCCATTCCTGACCAGAGAAACTTACAATCTGCTGTTCATGACCATTGGGTATATATGCAAAATTTGTAATGCATATGAATGAGATATTTGTACGCTTAGCCATTTCCTCTATATTTTCAAAATCATAGAGTTTCAAATCAATATATTTATTGAGTTCTTCTGGTGTTCGTTTTTTAAATTTAACCTTACTCTTTACAGTTGCAACACGGTTAGACATGTCCATATTTGGCCAATAACCATGTTTAGATCTAAAATGTGTCATGTAATTTACAAATGTATCTGCTGTTTTTTTTTCACTGAAGCACACAAATCTACTTTTTTTATTGGGATCAACCAAACTAAGAAAAGTTTTTGTGGGTATCATTTCAATAAAATGATAATGTGTCATCTTAAAATATTTAAGGAAAAAAACTTTAACTTATAATATATGGAGTTTCCTAAAACAGCTGGACAATGTAAATATATGTTAGCACTTAGGTCACATAAACCAATCGTAGTGGGGACTGGTCCTGCTGGTTCTGGTAAGACGATGCTCGCCTGTCAAATTGGAATTGAACATATTTATTCATCGTCTAGGGGTAAAGTCGTCTTAACGCGGCCTATTGTTGCTGCAGATGAAGACATGGGATACTTACCAGGTGATATGGATAAGAAAATGGAACCATGGACTAAACCAATGTTTGATATTTTTGAAAAGTACCTCTCTCATAATCAGATGGATCGTTGTATAACAATTGAACCTCTTGGATATATGCGCGGGAGAACTTTCAATAATACCATAATTATTGCTGATGAAATGCAAAATAGTACACCTAATCAAATGAAAATGCTTCTCACCCGCATCGGTGAAAACACAAAACTAATCGTTACAGGTGACCTAGAACAGTCTGATTTGGGTGAAGACAATGGTCTCAATCACCTCATCTATAAGATGAATGGTATGGATCTTACTTATATTGTGAATGTTGAGATGAGTAGAGATGATATAGTAAGACACCCAGCAGTAAATGAAATATTAACAGTTTTACATATATAATTCTAATTCCGGTAACATTTTAAAAGTATACCATTTTTTCTTTTTGGGATCCCATTTAGCACCATGTTTCTTTGCGTCATCTTTGTCTTTATATGGTACATTTAGATATATCTTAGTATATGGACAATGTACTAACCCAATCGCTTCATTCGCTAGTCTATCTGCATTTTCATTTCCTATCGAATGATCATCACATTTACCTGTATGTGCCTTAACATGTAGAAATTTTACATTATTCTTGTTTTTGAATAGTTCATATATATTTTGTACAAGAGATTTGTTTGGAATTTCTTTAGTCCAGTTTGAATGTGCGCATTTTTTACCATATTCACCAACACAACGAATTGCATATATAGAATCTGAAACTATGGTAAGGTCTCCACCTTCGTCTATGTAGTCTTTTAAGATTTTATAAACTTCTAAAAATGATCCCAGTTCTGCAGTATTATTCGAATGTTTATCACCATCTACCACTTTTGACAGATTTCGTGAATCACCTTCACCAAAAAACACACCCATACCCGACAGGGCATTTGACTTTCCATTGTGAATACATGAACCATCTGTATATACAAACATATTTGTATTTATGTTTAAAGCTTTATACAATCAAATAAGTTGTGAGAAAGAACCACCATGTTTTGTGATAATCAGTTTTTGTGATTTATTATTTTGTATATTGTTGTTAAAATTTTTTACATTTTTTTCGAGAATACATAATTTATTCTTTATATTTTCTTTTTCGTGTAAGTATCTTTTTATAAGTTCACGGTTTTTGTCATACCATTCATGTATTTCACACACTTCTCGATCTATGTTTGTGTACTCCTCGACAAACTTATAATTAAAATTCATACTCTTCATATCTAATGCAATTTCATCAAGTTTATTCTCGATTGTATCACAACGATCTTTGATTTCTGCGTGATCTTCGTCCATGATTACTTAAACCATATATTTTTTATTTCGTTAAGTTGGTTTTTTGTAATTTCATTCCAATTTGTTTTTGTTTCCAATTTATAAACATGTGAAAAATTATCTCTTATATTTGCCGTGATGTAAATATTATCATTTTCTTTCCAACAGCTGACTGGATCTTGAATGGTATGTCTTAAAATTTTTTCTCCATTTTGATATTGGATAGGTTCACTTATGTATTCCAATTCAAGATTATTGTTTAGTTTTGTCATATGTGTCATATGGAAAAATCCAGGTCTGTATTTATTGTCGATTTTAATACGACTATGAGCAAATCCCAAATACCCATCATCTACTTTTAACAAATTTGAACCACCTCTTATATACGTAAGATGCGTCTGAAAAGGAAGTTCACCCTTTACAACATCACAAGAACCTGTTAAAACGTTACACTTTAATATTATAATTGGATCGTAATTATAAACAAAATGTAACTCATCATTATATTCGAATGGCGCCCAATTCTTTTCAAATCTATTTGGAGGTGTGTCATTTATAATAAGAGGTTTTGCTTCGATATCCCCGTCTTTCAAAATCCATATACATTTAATTTGATTTGGGAGTGGTGAATTTCCTATAAATATTACATACAAACTTTGATTAATTTCAATCAATCTGGGATCTTCGGCTTGTATTTCCGAACCCATAAGCTCTCTGTCATTTTTAGAATTCCAACTTTTATCAAATGTTTCTCTCATTAATCCAATGATACCTTTTTCACATACACGAACATATGTTATATAACCATCGGGTGTTGGGTGTACAGCTCTGAACATGCTATAGGTGCTCCCTTCCCAAGAATTGTCGTCATGAACGGCCTCTATTGGCGTTATATCTTTAATAAAATCAAACTTCATTAAAGAATATAGAGTAATAATCTTTAATGGACTTGAAAGGTAAAAGTGTCATAGTTGTTGGTCCCGCTGGGTATCTCGAAAACGAAGACAACACAGATTACATAAATAGTTTTGATATTGTATGTAGACCAAACGTCAGAATTAAAAATAAAAAATTATCATTTCCACCAAATACAGGTGACAGATGTGATATCATTTTTCATTCTGGTGGCTGGATGGGACAATCTTATGATATAGGAAACGGTCGAACTTCTGTTTATACAGAAAACGACGGTATATGTGAAAACTTGTTAAGAACATATAAATTAAACGGAATTAAACGTATTTTAATATGTTCGGATTGGAATCTTAGAATAATTAATGCAATGCGTATATGTGATTCGATTGGTATGCCTTGGTCTATTGTCAGTGTACCAAATAATAGATTCACTACGGGTTTTCATGGTCTTTGTGAGATAGCTATAAACAATCCGTCACGTCTTGCAATCAAGGGCTTCGATTTCTATCAAACAAATAATCGAGGTTATGAGGGATATTATGATGGTCATAGAGGTGATAGTGATGGTCACAATCATAAAGAATCTTTTGAATTTTTCATATATTCATTTTTACCTAAATTTAAAATAGAAATAGATAATCACTTGAAAAAATTAATTTTCCAATATTGTGGGTATTTTATAATGCGAGATGTTTTTACACCTGAATTTATAAATGATTGTGTACGTGAAATAAATCCCGTAGGTGTAAGAAACAAAAATATTGTGAATTTTACAAATTATCCAAAAACATTTTCATTAAAGGATAATCAAAATATACACGATAACTTAAAAGTTTTATTGGGTACATCTAA